TAGATTTCACAATTGCAAATGTCAAGATCAAAGATGGTTTACCTACTAATATTAAAGATGTTAAAATTAAATATAAGAACGGGGCCTACAGTTTAGATATTAAATTTGATAATAAAGCATTTGGTAAATATGATGCAGTTGTTGAAGAAGGAATTAATACTACTACACAAAGACAAATGCAATTTGCTCAGTTACTACAACTGAAAGAAGCTGGAGTCCAAATTCCTGATGATGTCATTCTTGATGCTGCAACAATACAGAACAAAACAGAGCTTAAACAAGCAATAGCTCAACAACAACAAGCTGCTCAACAGATGCAACAACAACAAATGCAGGTCGAACAGCAAGAGTTGCAAGCTAGAACTGATCTTGCTCATGCCAGGGCAGTTGCTGATCGTGGTCTTGGAATAGAAAGAGTTAGCCGTGTACAAGAAAATGAAGCACTTGCCGTAGAACGTAGAGCCGAAGCATCTAAAGATCGACAACAGGGACTTTTGAATTTAGTTAAAAGCCTCAAAGAAATAGAAGATATAGATATACGACAACTAGAAAAACTTATAGCTCTTTCTAGAATAGTTAAAGAGGAGTCTCAGACTCAAGAGACGCAGACTCGGGGAGTAATAAATAGAAAAATTATACCTACGGTTAGAGAAGCTCAAACTTCTCTTACTAAAAGTTCTGTAGATAGAGGTATATAGTTCATTGTGGAGTATATACTTTGAGGGATATTCCTCAGTTTCTATATTTGTAAAGGAGCCAATCATGGGAAAAAGTAGAAGATATTATTCTGGCGAAGAATATGACGGAATGATAAGTGGCGACACCAAAGCTCATGCTAATTTGCCTCAAAATGTAATCATGAAAGATTATCCTAAAGAAGAGACATTTGGCGACGAAGGTTATGGTGATTCTCTTAAATCAATAGATAAAGAGATAAGCGAAAATAAACCTAAACCTAAATAGATGGGGTTTTTATGCCTATAATGCCACGTACAGAAGATAAGACTAAAAGGATCGCATATAAGATCCTGGGTATACCATCTAATATGCGTAAGAGAAAGAAGAATATATCCAATAGCAAACAAGAATAAGCTGCATTCCATTCTCGCTAGTGAGGTGGAAGCTTTTGTAAGCCCCACCTCATATTTTTCAGTCTTCGCCGCTCATCCTGAGTCTGGTCGAAGGACGCCGGACAGGTCAGGCTTTGCTAAGGCTCAGGCAGAAAGGGAAAAAATATGCCGATAAAAAAACCTAAAACTAAGAAACAAAGAAAAAGTGCCGTAAAACAAGTTATGGAAGAATTCAAGGCTGGAGAACTTGATATAGGAAAATCTAAAAAAAAAGTTAAGAGCAGAAAACAGGCTATCGCAATAGCTATGTCAGTTAGCGGGCAAGCACGTAAGAAAAAAAAGAAGAAATCTAAGAAGAAATAATCTTGAGATTAATATGGGGCTAAAAGATTTTTTACGTCTGTTTTTAAGAAAATTTAAAGCTTTCTTTTTAGGTGGAATATCTAATAACAAGACACGCAGTGCCAGAATTAAGGAAAATCAGGCTGGAAAATATGATTTTATGGATTTTCCTCCTTTACTAATTCCACATCAAGTCGAAAAAAGTCGGTTAGTAAAAAAACATAAGAAAAGAATGGAGTGCAGAAAACCTAAAAAATCGAAGACTCTAAATGGCTAAAAAGACGGTTGGACAAAAATCCATAGAATTACAAAATAAATTTGATAATAAAGAGACTGGGTCTCAAGAGACTAAGTCTCAAATTACACCTACAGAACAAATGCGTGAACAACTCAATGATTATGACTCTAATATTACAGATTGTATTAGTGCAACTGTAAAAAAATTTGGTAAAGATACTGATTTCTTTATTGTTGTTATTACTAAAAAAGAACCCTTGATGCCCAACGTTATTAGAAATTATTTCTTTGCAAGAAGAAGCTGTCCAACTCCGGACTATGATCAAATCATTTACAAATATAATAGTAAAGTTGGAGATTTTGAATTAATATGGGTAATACCATCAAGAGATACTTGTTTCTTGTTTAAAAGAAACGCCTTACATGTTAGACACGAAGAGAAGAAGCTGTTAAAATTTATTTTGGATTTTTCGGATGGAACTTTATTTAAACTTGCAAAGAAATTAAACGGAGAGAAATTGAAGACACTTGAATTAGAAAATGGGAGAAAAGATGGAAGGAAAAGATTCTAATATTAATCAACAAGTTGAATCTCAGCCTCAAGAGACTCAATCTCTTGAACAAAATGATCAAAAAGTAGAAGAAATGGCTCAACCTGCTGAACAAGAGACTCAGTCTCAAGAGACGCAGTCTCAAGTTGAAACAGATCGAGCTAAAAATTTTAGAGCTTTGAGACAAACTAAGGAGCGGGCTGAGAAAGAACGCGATAACGCGCTGATAAGACTTCAAGAATATGAAAGACAAATATCTGAAAGACAAATAGCAGCACAACATGTGCAAGAAGAGAATTATGATATCAATCTTGGTGAGGATGAGCTCGCAGAAGGTAAACATCTTAAGAAAGTTGCAGCACATATTAAAAAACTTGAGTCTCAGCTGAAAAATTATCAGCAACAAGCATCAAATATTGGCACAGAAAGCAGACTTAAATCTCAGTACCCAGATTTTGATGATGTTGTTTGTAAGGATAATATAGAACTTTTAAGAAATACCTACCCAGAAATAGCTCAAACAATAAATTCTTCTACAGATCTTTATAGTAAAGCGGTCTCTGCTTATACAATGATCAAAAAACTTGGCATACAACAGAATGATAACTTTCAACCACAAAAAGACTTGGCTCAAAAGAATGCAGCTAAACCTAAACCCCTTACAAGTATGTCACCACAGCAAGGTGATTCACCGCTATCTTATGCTAATGCTTTCGCTAATGGCTTGACTGAAGATCTAAAAAAACAACTTTATAGAGAAATGATAGAAGCTTCTAAGAAATCATAAGATCTGGTTGTGTGATTACACACTAAGTGTGTACTGTTCTTTAGTAGCTTACAGTTTTAACTTCTGGATGTTTGGTACCTAAAGGCTTAACATCCATCTGTTTTAAGTCAGGCAACCAGTTTATTAACATTATTGTTAATTAGACCGTGTTTTATAACGAAATTATTATACCTAATGCATTGTTCTACAGTTTGTGTCATTTTGGGACATTAGTTTATTATATCTTTTACTTCGATTTTGACAGTTCTCTTGATGAGTAACCCATCGACAATTAGATTTTTTATAGTCTTTATCGTTGTCTATACGATCTAATGTTGCGCCAATAAATGGTTGTTCATTCATATCTTTATAAAAATTTTCGAACTTATGCCATGAATCACATACCTTGATTCCTCTGGCACCATACCATTTATAAGCGGTAGCGTTAGGATTGTTGCACCTAGAGAGCATTGCGCACCATACCTTATATATTTTAGTAGTGTGCATACCATGTTTTCTATTATTTCTAGCAACAGCTCTGTTATGACAAACACGACATTGGATGGTTCTCTTTTTTCTATTTAATTCATTAAATTTATGATTTCTTATATATCCACATTTGCATTTAACTTTGAAGATACGTTGCCCATTTTTAGTTTCTACATATTTAAGAACTGTCCAGTGCCCAAATTTTTTACCTATCACAGGAGCGGGATCATTTAGTTCTTTTCTGGAACAATCAAAGCATTTAGTCGATCTTCTCGCTCTAAGCATTGTTGCTTGTAGTTCTCTAATTTTCCCACAAGCGCAAATACATTCGTAATATTTTCCTGGTTTATCTGTCTTAACCTCACCTAATACTTCCCACCAACCAAACTTATCACCAGGTATTATTTTTTTGGATAACATTTGCTTTATTCCTTTCAATGGATATATAATCTACTTAGCGTAATTTGGGAATCGCTATTCCAACCAATTCGGCGTATATAGGGAATCGCCAACCCAGGGACGTATGTGAAGTCCTCGTCCAGCTTAATGTGATATTTGAATAGTCTTGATGCTAGTCTACAATATTTCTATATAAATGTAAATTAGTATCATATTACATTAAGGATATGTTATGGCAATTACAACTACATCTCTATTGCCTCCGCCGGTTCAGCAATCATTTAGTTACAAACTTTTGAGTGTGCCCACTCCCGCATTTATTCATAAAATTCCTGCAATGAAAAGACAGATGCCGCGTAATGGTGGTACAACAATACGTATGAGAAGACTTAATCCTCTTAGTACAGCGATGGTCCCTTTAGGGAATTCAGGAGTTACTCCTCCATCACAAACACTTAGTGCTGTTGATATAGATGCAAAAATGAGCTTTTATGGAACTTATATCCAAATCAACGAGCAAGTAACCCTCCAATCGCAAGATCCAACTCTCAACGAAGCAGCAAAACGTCTAGGAGTATCACTTCGTGCTACCGAGGATCAATTAACTCGTGATATGCTTGCGGCTACAGCATCTTTTATAAATTGTACTGGTGGTGTAAATGGTGACAATCCAACTGAAATGACGCGTCCAGATATAAATACTGTTGTACGAGCATTGTTAAATAATGATGCTTATACGGTTATGGATGGTATTGAAGGTCAAGATAAATTAGGTACATCTCCTGTTAGAGATGCTTATTTTGCGTTAGGATCAACTTCGCTTTCAGGGAACTTAGAAAAAGTTACAGGATTTCTTCATAAGAATTCATATCCTGATCCCAAAGATTCATTAAGAGCCGAATGGGGAACTATTGGCAACCTTCGTTTCTTATTGTCTTCAGCTGGATCTGTTACAGTCAATGGTTCCAACCTTGGAGCGAATGTTTATAATATTTTCTGTGTAGGTCTGGAAGCTTATGCATGCATTGAACAAGATGGGTATAGTGCTCAGTTTATTTATCGTCCACCGATATATGATGGTCCGTTAGCCCTTAATTGTTCCGTTGGTTATAAGTTTGCTGAAGTTCCACGTATTACAAATGATTTGTGGGTAATAAATCTTAGAACAACTTATGCCCCTGAAAGCGATTAAATCTATTTAATTTGTCAGTCTTTGCACAAGGTGCTACGCCTGACAGGTATGAAAGGAACAAATAATGGCTTATAATACATGTATACACCAAGGATATTTTACTTCTGATGGTAAAGACAAAATCATCCCCGTAAGATCTGATGTAGATTGGGTCAAAGTTTATAATTTAACTAATATCGCAGGAGCTACTCAATGGGCTGGTACAGAATGGTACTGGCAGCGTGGGTTAGTTAAC